AACCTTACTCCCCAGGAGATCCAGGCCAAGGCTGCATCTGCAGCTGAAGCGCTATACCGGACGCACACCCGCAGCATGGGCGACGCGGAGTGGGCCAGCATATTCAAAGGCCCCCAGGATAGCGCTACGGAGAACAGCTCTAAAGAGCGCGTGTTCGGCCGCCAGGCGCAGGGCATCATGTCCAAGTGGCAGAGCCCGGATCCGTTCCATGTGATCAGCCGCTACATCGGCAGCTCCGCAAAGCGAGCTGAGCTGGTGCGCCGGTTCGGCCCGGACGGCGAGAAGTGGGAAGCCATGGCTAACGCGATGGAAGCTGAAGGCGCCTCGATCGAGGTCATCAATGAAATGGCCCAGCTCGTTAAGCTATCTGCCGGCCTGGGAGTCACTCCCCTGGGCACCGGCGAACGCATGTTTATGGATGCGGTCAACCTATACACGGCGGCCGGCGCCCTGGGTAAGAGCGCCATGAATAACCTCTACGAGCCTGGCTCCATGGGCAACCGCGCGTCAACGATCGGTAACCCTATCCGGATAGTCCAGGCCTACGTCGAAACCTGGACGCGCTTCATGCGCAACCTGGTGCAGATGCTGCCGGTCCTAGGAGAGCACGTCGGTCCGACGTTCTGGCAGGAATACGGCGAGCACATTGGTTCGATCCATAACTCCCTGGATGACGCCTGGATGAGCATGCACGCCATGGAGCACGGCATGGAAGAAAGCAGCCCGCGGATGCGCTGGCTTACCAACCGGGTCTACATGTCTAACCTCATGGAGTCTACGGAGAACGCCAAGCTCCAGGCTTCTCACTCCCTGGGCCATGCCTACATCATGGATCACGCCGGCCTCCTGGACGGCAGCCATTATATCCCCAGGCTGCTCAAGATGGACACCACTAGCGTGGCTGAGGAGGCGCTGCTAGAGCTTGGCATACCCAAGTCTAAGCAAGCTGCCTTTGCAGCCTGGTGCGCCAACCTTAAGGCAACCAAGGGCCGCGCGCAGCGCATGGCTATGCTTACGGATGGATCTGAAATGTCCCTTCTTTACGAGGAAGCGCAGATCCGGTTCAGCCATCAGTCTGCCGTCCGCGCTAACCGCGCGCACAAGCCGATCTTCCAGGACGCCGTCCTGGGGCGCCTGGCGCTGCAGCTCATGAGCTACAGCTACTCCTACTACTCCGAGGTTACCTCGCGCATGTATACCATGGCCCGGCGCGCGATCACAACCAAGGACATGCCGGCGATCCAGCGCATCAGCATGATGTTGCCGGTCATGCTTTCACCTCTGACTGTCGCAGCCATGGCAGCCTTGTTTGAAAGCAAGGACTACCTGTTCCCGACTGAGTCCTCAGAGAAGCGCAAGAAAGACCATTGGATCTACAAGCTGCTTAACGCCTCGTCGTTTGCCGGCATGTTCAACCCCAAGATTGAAATGGCCATGAAGTATATCTCCCGTGATCAGCCGCCTGGCGGCATGGCCGGGCAGACCATCGTCGGGGTCGGCCGCGTAGGTAAGAAGGCCATCGAGCTCAGCCTGGACGACACTAAGACTGACGACCAGAAGGAGGCAGCCTTGAAGAAGGTTGCAGCCAGGGCAGCCGTTGCGCCAATCAAGGCTACCGCGGTTACTGTCGGATCCGCAATCCACCCGGCTTTAGGCGCAGCTGCGGTAGCAGCTACCAATACTACCGGCTGGTCCAACGAGCTACAGGATGTAGAAACCCCCAAAAAGGGGACGACTCCCGCGCCGCAAGGGTTGCCTAAATACCGCAAGTAATAAGATCTAAACCATGAGTTACCTTATCACGTTCGCCCTGGGTCTAACCGTCGGTTTTATTGGAGGCCTCCTGGCCTTCAGAAACAACCGCAACAAGCTCGACCAGGCTGAAGCCAAAGCGCGATCTATCGCAGATGAATTAAGCAAGTGAAACCTTGCCTGTTTATATGCCTTATCCTGGCAGGCTGCAGCTCCCCGGCTCCGGTGATCGAGCCGTCCCCTCCGGCCGCGCAGCTTGGAACACTAGAGGCAAAGCAGGACAAGATCGACGGCCGCGTAGCCGGTGCCCTGGTGGCAATCGAGATAAACGCGGACAAGCCACCGGTCGTAAGAGCTGAAGCTAAGCTAGCTCAATCATTCTTACCGCCGGCTAGTGAGGAAGATAGGGCCTTTGCCTTGGCCAGGGCAGCAGCCCACGATGATAAGGCCTATCAAGCGCAGACAGAGTTTGCGCGCAAGTTTCTAGATCAGCTTAACCAGGATTGGAAGAAGGCCGACGAGCTATCTAAGGTCAACGCGGTTGAGATCAAACGCGTGACCGACGAGAATAAGCAGCTGCGCCTGGACCTGGTTCGCGTTGAGAAAGAGGGTGATCATAAAGTTTGGACCCTAACCGGCGCTGCGCTCGTAGTCCTGGGCGGCGCTGCCATGGTCCTGGTTGGTATTAAGAAGGGCGCCCCATTACTAGTGGCCGGCCTATTTGCCGGCAGCATACCTTACATAACTGAGAGCGAATGGTTCGCCTGGATCGTTGGCGGCACCGGCCTGGTCATGGCCGGGCTACTGATCTGGGTCATTTTTGACAAGGCGCGCGACGCCGTTAACGAAAATGAAACCAATAAAAAAGAAGTTTAAGATCGTTGAGGCTGATCTCACGAAAGACAAAGACGATGGACAGCTATATCATGTCAGCCCACGGGTGTTTAAAGTTGTCATTCATAAGAAACACCGGTCCGAGCGCGAGCGCCTGGACACGGTTATACACGAGTGTGTCCATATCGGGGATCTCCGGGCCCCAGAACGTAAGGTTAGGCACATGTCCGCGATCATTACCGAGGCTCTCTGGAGACAGGGGTATAGGCGATGAACAAACAGCAGCGCTACCGCATGAGGAACCCGAAAACGCCAATGATCGGGAACGCCAAGCAGCGCGCAAAAATTTACGGGGTTCCGTGCACGATAAGACCGGAGGACTTCGACATACCAAAGCTATGCCCGGTGCTTGGCATCAAGTTAGCGCATGGATCAAACAAGAAATCTATATACAGCTCTCCAAGCTTAGATCGGTTAATCCCCAGCAAGGGTTATGTGAAGGGCAACGTCTCTATAATCAGCAAGCTAGCCAACAGCATAAAGAGCTCTGCCTCATGCCCGGAACAGATCAAAAAGGTTTATGTCTGGATGAGGCGCGCGCTTAAAAATAATATATGAGCCCAACACCTCCACCTAATCCGGACGATCTTAGCTCGATCTTTAACGACGGCTTCCGATCTACTTTATTCGGCGCCCTGGCCATGACCGCCCGGCTGCTGCTGTCGCAAGAGAAGCAGACGTTTGGTTATGTGTTCCGGCGCTTGAGCGCAGCTATGATCGTCGCGTTCTTTGCGTCCCTGGTGGTGAGGGAATATATCTCTAGTGTATCCATGCAGTTTGCTGTCGTCGGCGCCCTGGCTTACGCCGGCCCGGAAGTCTGTGACTACATTCTACGCCGGGTGCTTAAAGCTGTCAGCAAGGTGTAATAGACTCCTACATAACGGAGTTGCAGGAGGCCTGGCGCCGGGCACGGTGGTTCCTACCAACCAATGTATCAGCTCGACGTTAAGGCCGTTATTCGCCGCTTCGGTGGACGAATGGAGCTTTGGCGCCGGCTCACCGCCATGAAGCATAGCATATCAGTTAAGACGATCGAGAAGTGGACCGAGCGCAGCTCGATCCCTTCGTCTCAGCTGCTTGTTCTCATGGCCCTGGCTAAAGAGGAGGGCAAGCCCCTCGTCATAGCTGACTACGTCATTTCCCCTAAAACCGACAATGAACATCGACCCTCGTAACCGCACGACGGCTGAGCTGAAGCTCACCTTCGACAACATGTTGCAGACGCTGGACTCCCTTAAGGAGAACATCGCCCTGCATGAACAGATCCTCACGGAGCGCTACGGCGCCGCCATGAAGCTCGCCCTGGAGGCGTCCGGCAAAACGTCCGGAGAGCTCACCCAGGAGATCGACGGCGTCAAGCTGGAGCTCTCCGTTAAACCCAAGGTCAAGTGGGACAACCTTAAGCTGCGCGACGTCGCCGGCAGCATGGACCCGGACCTGGTCTACTCCATTTTCAAGATCGAGTTCTCCGTCCCGGAGCGAACCTTCAAGGCGCTCACGGACAAGAAGCTGATCGCGGATCTCACCGAGGCCCGGACGGTTACCTACCCGGAACCCAAGGTCACCTTCGCTTAATTTCCCCAACCAAAACCAACACATGCTCCGCATCATAAAAGCGGACGACCGATTAAAGGCCGTCCCCAAGATCAACATCGCCCTGTTCGGCCCGTCCGGCGCCGGCAAGACCACCCAGGCTCGCACCTTGGATCCCAAGACCACGCTGTTCGTGGACCTGGAGGCCGGCACCCTGGCTATCCAAGATTGGGCCGGCGACGTCCTAGACGTCCGCGCTACCGCCCAATCCCTGGGCGCCCACCCCTGGGAGATCGCCCGCGCGCTCGCCCTTTACATCGGCGGCTATGACCCGTCGGATCGCGACGGCGCCTACAGTAAGGCATCCTATGACCAGGTCTGCGCCCTGTTCGGCCCGCACATTGACCTGTCCAAGTATCAGACCGTCTTTGTGGACTCTATTACCGTCGCGTCGCGCGAGTGTTTCAAGTGGTCGCAAGGCCAGCCGGAGTCTGTCTCTGAAAAGACCGGCAAGCCGGACAACCGCGCAGCCTATGGCACCCTTGGCCGGGAGATGATCCGCTGGCTGACCCACTTGCAGCATGCCTCCATGTCGATCATCGTCGTCGGCATCCTTGACCAGGAGAAGGATGATCTCAACCGCATCACCTGGAGCCCGCAGATCGAGGGTAGCAAGACCGGCCGAGAGCTGCCGGGTATCTTCGACCAGGTAGTCACGATCCAGAACATGAAGGCCGAGGACGGCAGCATGTATCGCGCCTTCATTTGCCAGCAGCAAAACCCCTGGGGTTACCCGGCCAAGGATCGGTCCGGCCGCCTTGAGCTCCTGGAAGCCCCGGACCTGGGCGCGCTCATCCGGAAGATCCGGGAAGGCAAGCGCCTGGACACTACCATCACCACCACTCTGCCCAAGCAGTAACCAACCCAAAAACCAACCAGACATACATATATGTTCGACCAAACCACCGGAGCCTCTGGCTCCTCCTCCAACCAGCTGATCCCTCACGGGACGCTCGCCTTCGCCCTTCTCAAGGTGACCGGCGTCAAAAAGTCCAAGCGCACGGGCGGCGAATACGCCAACCTGGAGCTCACGATCAACGCCGGCGAATACGAACGCCGCAAGGTCTGGACCGTCATCATGAACCCGCAGGACCCGGCCAACATGGACGAGGTCAAGCGCGCCGAGGGTAAGCCCGACGGCGCCAAGATGGGCCTGGTCGCATTGACCCGGATCTTCGAGGCCGCCGGCGTGTTCACCAACGACCCGCGCAGCTACCAGAAATTCAACGGCGCTACCTTCGTCGAGATCCTCCAGCACATCGAGGGCCTTACCGCCGGCATCAAGGTTAAGATCGCCAAGGGTGGCGACGGCTACGACGACAAGAACGAGGTCGCGGAATTCCTGTCCCCTAACCCGGCCTCCGGCGCGTCCCAGAATTGGACCAAGCTGACCGGTGGCACGTCCGTTCCGGAAGCGCGTAAGAGCGCCTTCGCCGCGCCTGTCCAGGCACCGGCTCCGATCCAGGCACCCGCCCAGGCTGCTAAGCCGAGCGCAAGCTCGACGCCGCCCTGGCTGAAGAAGGCTAACACCGATACGAACAACCCGTTCTGATCTAACGCCGGCCAGCGATCTTGACTGACTCCGAAAGAGGGTCAAAGCTTCGCTGGTCGGTTGATCTTTTGAAGAAGGGGCGAGAAGGAAGCTGCTCAACGTGGCGTCGGTTCCATTCCGGCAGTAACCTTCGTAGCGGTGATGTGTCCTTGGTTGGCACACCTCTCCCGCCGCCCCCCCAAACGTCTTACCGACATGCAACTACGCCCCCGCCAGCGCGACTTCGTCGCCCGCTGCCTTAAGGCTCTGGATGACGACGGCAACACGCTAGGCGTGGCGCCTACCGGGGCCGGCAAGACTGTCATGCTTAGCGCTGTAGCGCGCGAGGTTGGCGGCCGCACCCTGGTGTTCCAGCACCGCGACGAGCTAGTCGCGCAGAACCGCAACA